TCGATCTCGCCGAGATCCGTGTGCGCAAGACCAGCCTTCGAGTTCTTCGGATAGATGCCGTAGACCGTCGAGCGGCCCCAGCCCACCAACCAGATCGACGTGTTGTCGCTGCCCAATCCACCGGCATTGACGATATTCTGCGCGACGCCGCTGCCAGTGATCGCCGAGTAGCGTGGCGCGAGGCCGTAGAACTGTTCGGGATTGATACTGGTGTCGCCGTAGAGCAGCGCCGTGCAGAAGTCTTGGCCCATTTTTTCGATGAAAGCTGCGGCTTCGTCGAGACGGAACACCGACGGATCGTTGGCCAACTTCACGGCCGCGACGTCCGGTTCGCTACGCGCATTCAACATGCCGCACGTGTCGTCAACCTGCGCGGTCGTGCTCTTCGATGCGGGCACGCCGCCGTAAAGCTTGCGCCATACGGTCGACGGCAACCCTGTGCGGATCGTCGAGCGGTTGCCGGTCGGCAGATTGCCCTCGATCCACGGAATGTCCTGGACGATTTCGTTGGTCTGCGAAAGCAGTTCGGCGACATCGGCGGTCGAACCATCCGGATCGAGGCGCTTGGCGATGTCGATGATGTTGAGATTCTTGTTGCCGACGACGGTCATTTTGATCGACTCCGTTTAGTGGTTTGGCTGCGTTACGCTTTCTTGGCAGAGCTTTTGAACATCCGTTGCGCTCGTGCCTGATCCGGATCAAGCGGCGCAGCGCCACCGCCTTCCGATCCGCCACCGGCGGCATTCAAAACACCTTCGCCGAGCGCCGCGCCGATCTTCGAAAACGTCTTGAGGATTTGCGCGGCGCCTACTGCCGACTCCAGATTGCTCGACACTTCCGCAGGAATGCCGAACTGCTGGAGCGCTTTCCGACCGAGTTCCATGTTCGCGTCGTACTTGTCGCCCCATTCCTTCTTCAGCTCGGCCATCTGGGCCTCGCCTTGTTGCTTCTGCACCGCCGCGGCGGCTTCATTCAGCCCCGCTACGTGCGCGTTAAATTTCGTGACGAGCGATTCGGCGACCTTCTGCGAAACGCCCGCTTCGTGAAACCACGTCGCGGCATGCTTCGCGAGCTCATCGCTCTGACCTTCGGGCACCGGCAGCTTGTAGTCTTCGGCCTTCGCCGGCGCTGCATTCGCCACTTCAGCATCGCGGAACGACTTGATCGCTTCAGCGGCGCTCTTGTAGCCCTTGCCCTCGACATACGTTTTAAGTTCAGCGTCACCGAGAGTGTCGAGGAACGACGGCGCACTTTCCTGCGCCGCCGCAGCAGCCGCGCCACCACCACTCGCGCCGCCACCACTCGCGCCGCCGCCTTCCGCGCCGGCAGCTTCGTCCATCAACACGTAACGCATCATCAGTCGCTTAAACATTCGTATCCTCGCTGGTTGTTGTGCCCGCATCCGTCGGCGTGGTCGCAGCGGTCGGGCTGGTTGGATCGATAACGCCAGCCGCGCGCAGCACAGCCAGCAGATTGTTGAAATCGTCCATCGTGGGCGCAGCCGTCAGGTCGGCGATCGCTGCTCCAAGCAACACACCGCCGCGCGCGTCGGCAGACGGCACAGCATCGCTAGCCATCGCGCCGAGCATGCGTCGCGCAGCATCGCTGCCGCGCGCGGTGACGAGCGTCGCGCCAAATGCCGACATCGGACGTTCACTCGTCGTCGGCATGGGATTGCTCGCTGAGAATCTGATCGTCCGTAATGCGGAGGATCGAAAACAGCCGGTTGAATACTTCGCGGCGCCCCTCGGCCAACATCGACGCATGCGTATCTACGCTGCGAGACACAGGCGAAACGATAGCCGTCGATCGATACATGCGGCAGAAATGCGCGAGGTCCGTCATCACTGCGCGCGCTGCCGGCGTCAAGTTGCCGCGCTCATCAAGAAAGCACTCGGCGTATGCCTTGCGGCGCCGCAGGCGAGCGAAAATGCGATCGGTGATCTTGCTCATACGCCGGGCGCTCCGGACATTTGCGCGGCGGACGCGAAGTCCTTGGCAGCGGATGCAGCCTGCGGCGCGGCGTTGAGGATGTTCGTGAGCTGCGCGGCCTGTTGTTCGGCTGCCTGCTGCTGCGCGATTTGGTCTTCGGAGACGAGATACTTCACCGGCACGCCGCCGATGTCCGCAAGCCCACGTGCGACCGCTTGACCGTCGATTACCTTGAGCGCGGACTGATCGAGCTGCGCGACGGTGGCGACCTGCTGCACCCACTGAAGAACGGCGGTGCCTTCGCTCGCACGCATTGCCTTGTTGAGCGGGCTGTCGTAGACGATGTTGACGTTTGCACCAGCCTCGATCATTTCGGGCGGCATCTGCGGCAGCAGGCCAGGCACGTGCGCACAGATGTCAAGCTCGCGCTCAATCATCTGGCCGAGCATTTCGGTCTGCACGCGGCCCATCGTCGGCGCCAGCAGAATGCCCTTTTCCTGCGCGCGCTCCAGAACTTCCGTGGCTGTCATCTGCGGCGCTTCCGTCAGGATCTGGAACAGCGTCACGTAGAACGAAGCATTGATCGTCTGGCGCTTCGAGTCGGCGTACTGCGTGCCAAACTGAATGTTCTCGCCGGTCTGGAGTGGCTTCACGAGCTGGTTTCCCTGCGAGTCGAGGCCGCCGTGATTAAGCGCGCCAGACCGCAGGTCAAAGCCTTCGAGCACACCGTCTTCCGTGAGCAACAGCGGCGGCTCGACCGCCTTCTGCGCGCCACGGATAATCGTGCGCTCCATTTCGTTGACCATCTTGATATCGGGCAGCGAGTCCTCGGCGGGCGAACCGCCGTACTGCGTATCCGAATCGAGAAAGAAGCGGCCAACCGCGTAGGGATATGTGCGGAAACCGGACAGATCGATGAGTTCGCCGTTCCACACCCATGCAGACTCGAACGCCATATTGCGCGAGTCGAGGCGGCCGACGACGCGATCGGCGCGCGGCTGCACGCGATGGATGAATTCGAACTTCGCCTCGGGCGTGCGCTCGAAGGCGTTTTGCATGTGGATCGGTAGCTTGTCGATGCCGAACTTCTGCACTGCCTGCCGCGCGGTGAGCGTCCACAGATCGCACGACTTATCGACGAAGCCCGCGGCGTTCTCGACGAAGTAGAAGCCCTTGAGCGGCCGCGCGCGATAGCGAATGCCCTGACCGAGCACTTCTTCGATCATCAACGGCCCGTTGCCGAACAAGCCAAGGCTCTGATACGACTGGCCGATCTGCGTGGGAAACCCGCTGCGCCACGAGTAACGCACGGCGAACAGAATCTTCACGACCTGATCGAGGTAGGCACGCACGTTTTCGTTATCGGCCAGATTCTCGTTATCGGTCGCGAGGCGATGCCACACCTGCGTGTGCGGCGTGATCATCGAATCGGTCGCGGCAGTGAAATTGCGCAGCGCCTGCGGTGCGGTCGAATCGAAAATGCGCGAGTTACGCAGACGGCCCGGATCGGGCTTTCGGTTGAACCCCGACATGCGCGGCATCATGAAATCGACGATCTCGTTCCACGTCGCCTCAAACGACGCGCGGCACGTCTTCATCTCGGCCAGATCGTTGTGGACCGATGAGACCAGATCCTTTTCGTCGCTGGCCATTACGACCCCAGCAGCGTTTTCGTGGCGACACTGCCCGGCGACACCGTGGCGTTGTCACCTGCGGAGATGGTGGCAGTGACACCCTTGCGACGCTGCAAACGATCCTGCGCATCCTGCTGCGCCTGCGTCGTGTCGGTGATCGCCGGCACGTTCGTCGCTGTCGTCTTGGGGATGCTCGGTGAGCTGAACAGGGTTGTCATTGCCAATCCAGAATATGCGTATGAGAACGCATGCTCTCGAATCGGGCGCGCACTATCCTGCGTGGGTCAGTCAGTAATCGCTCGAGTCGGGCGCGGCGTCGCGCGCACGCGCTTCACGAGCGGCTTGTGCTCGCCGCTACCGACCAGCATGTACTGGAGAGATTCAGCGACGTGCGAGTACATGTTCTTGTCGGCCTTATTCGCATAGCGATCGCCACTCACCTGCAACCGCCGGAAGCAATACCCTCCGGCAAGCGCTTTGCGCAAAATCTTGCAGTCCGTATGAATCATCAATCCGGGTTCGCCATCGATCACACGACTAAGCGTCTCATCAACCGCCCCGTAGCGAAGCGCGGTGTCGTTCGTCGGCGCGGGCCTCGCGTCGAGATTTAGCGCGCGAAGGATCTCGAATGGCGTCGTCTGGTCGGTCTGCGCTTCGGCATCGCCAGCCGGGTCACCCCACAAGCCGCCGAACGCGAACCCAGGATACTGATCTGCCAGATGATTCTGGATCTCGATGCCGAAGTTTTTCGCGCCCATGCGCGTGGCCACAAGCTCGGTGCGGATCTTCCACGCGCCCATAGGTTGCCGCTGGCCAAACGTCGCGGCAGGCGTGAGGCCGAAGTCCATGCCGACGATGATCGGCAGACGCGGATTGAGTTCGAACACGCGGCAGTGGAACGAATCGCGGTAGCCAGGATGAATCGGCTTGCCGTCCATCACGAACCCATATTCGTTCGCGAGGTTGACCTTGATCCAGTCTTCGCTCTTGCCCTGCAAGCCGTTCTCGTAATAGCCAGGCGGCAGGTTGACGAGGTTTTCGGCGGCCGGGTTGACCTTCCAGCTATCGCCAGCGCGAACAACGCCGCCCGGCTGCGTCAGGAATTCCCAGCCGTCGGGCTTCGTCTCTTCGGCCAGCGTGTACAGCCAGTGATCGTTGTCCGGCGAGTTCGTGTCGCCAAACAGACCGAACCACGTGGCGGGCACGTCCTTCGGATAGCGCCCGACGCGAAGGTCGAGCATGTCGACGACCGGCTTGGCCAGTTCCTTGACTTCGTTCAGCCAGACGGCCGTGAGCTGCATGCCCCGCGCTTTCTTCACGTCGTCAGGACGATCGAACGCGACGAAGATCATTTCCGCTTCGACAAGCGTGCCGTCTTCGAGATCAAACGAAAGATAGTGCGTGGGCGGCTCGCGGCCACCGCCGACATACCGGCCCAGATCCTCGAACATATCGAGCCAGTCTTTGACCGTCGTCGAAAGCAGGTCTCCGTAGGTGTTACGGATCGCGGCGATGCGCGTGCGGCGCACGCCCTGCGCGTCGGGCTCCTGCGCGCACATGATCCGAAACGCCTTCCAGCACGACGCATTCGTCTTGCCGCTGCCCAGCGGGCCACGAATGATCGTGCGGCGTGCTGTCGAAAGGATGTAGGTTTCGAGCGTCTTGCCCTGCGGCTCGTACAGGAATTCGATCTGGCTGCTCATTCGGCGGCTTTAGGTTTCCGACCAGTGAAGTCCTTGACGCGCGCCGTCGGCCGCGACAGTTCCAGCTTGTCGTTGAACAGACCCAGGTGGCGCGCGGCCATCTCCGTGTGCTTCGAGCGATCGCGCACCTTAGTCTCGACGCCCTCTTTCGTCTGCTTCACGCCATCGAACAGGCGCTTCGCATCACCAACCAGCGTGCGCGTGTCGCGCAGACGAATCCGCTCGACGCCATCGCCCGAGCACTCAGGACAATCAGGATTCGGCTCGCGGTTCGTGCTGAAGCCAATGCCGCCCGACTCGTCGAAAATCGGTTGCGCGGCCTTCGGCAACTTCGCAGCGCGGGCGCGCTTCAGATCGCCCAGATATTTGCGGCGCGCCTCCTCGAGCTCGCGCTGCGTCTTGAACTGGAACGAGTGGCCTTTGCCCCAGCAATAGCGACAGCAGCACCGCCAGACCTCGGCAATATCGCTGGCATCTGCGCGCATCACCGCGACGATCTCGCCGAGCACTTCGTCGGCCGTAACCTGCACGCGCGCGGCGCGCTCGGCCATCAGGCGGTTGATCTCGGCGCAGACCAGCGGATGCTGCATCAGGTTATAGCCCGTCTGCCTCGCCCCATTCTTGCTGTAGCCAGCGCGGATCGCCGCGTTCGCTTGCGACAGATCGACGAGATATTCCTCGCAGAATCGGCGTTCGCGCGGCGTGAGTTCACGATCAGCCATACGCACAGCACCCCGATTTCATATCTCAAACCCCGGAAGAGTAAGCGAGACCGGGCCTTCCGGCTCGCGACGGTCGCTCGTATGCGACACCTTTTCTATAACCTGGGCGATGCCCGGGCGAAACACCGCGTCCAGCGCGGCGAATCCGTCGGCCACGCACGCGCGCGTCGTGCGGCTGCGCGTCACGGTCGCCGCACTGGCAACGTAATTTGTGCGCGGCGCCGCGTCGAGCGCCTTGTT